TAGAAGTTTTCCTACCTAAAATAGTCGATTTAATAGAAAATTCTAGTACTATAAACATAAAAAAACCTGATAATATGAAGGACGCAGAGTGGGAAAAACATATTATTAATATCAGCAAATCACTTTCAGCGTTTGATATAAAAGTACGCAGAAAGTACAACGGAGAGGAGTTAGCTATATGATAGCAGAAACTAGTTTAGACAATTATCGTATAATATTGTCAGATGGCACACAGGCTACACAAAAAGAAACGATATTACTACTAATAAAAGAAAGATCAGAGCCTAACGGCATAACATTGCGTGAAATAGCACAAGAAACAGGCTACGACATAAACGCTGTTAGCGGTAGGGTAAACGATCTTAAAAAAGATGGCAAGGTAGCTACTACCGATAAAAGAAAATGCACGGTTACTAGAAGAATAGTAGCACCAGTAAAGGAAATACAGGTATTTGATACTTACGATGATCCTATGACTGGTAAACAAGTACCAATATTTACTTAATATGTGGTGGTGTGTCTCTATAGCGTCTTTAAAATACAATGAATCTAAAGCAAAAGATATGTTAACGTATGACGAAATGCTTTATTTCTGCGAAAAGCACGGGCAAATAAATATAGATTATGAAGTACAAAACGCTGTAGAAGTCTTCATTAAACAAAATGGAGAAGAAGAAGAAAAAGAGTCAATAAATAAAACACAGGCAGTTATAGAAGTTTTAAAGAATAGGAGTATATAAGATGGCAACTTTTGCTAAATTACTATTTGATGGGTCAACGACAGACATAGAAATACTAGGTCAACCAACAGAAAGCCAGTTTAACGAGGATAAAGACCCCGATAAGCACGAATTTAACGTTAATGCTAGGTTACTATCAAATTCATATAAAATACGCTCTAAAAGCGTGGAACAAGGCGAAGAATTTGTTTTAGTAATGAGCAGTAAATTAAAAGATGCGTTAAGCGGTATGTTCAATAATGGCAATAAATTAAGAATATGGAATCAAGGCGGGTGGCAATACGTAGACTGTGCTGATCAATACGCAGGGAATACAGCAAATAAAGAAGCTGTAGACTATGTAGACACTAAACAAGGTAATAAACCTATAGATATGGCACAGGCTTCTAGTATGACTTATAATAATAATGAACCTAGCGTAGCCAAAAACGAAGAAGAAAAATGGCGTATGATAGCAGAAGGTAAAGTACGGCATGGGTTTGCTTTAGAAGCTTTTAGGATGAACTGGGAATTAAACGACAAAAATAAAAAGATTATAGAAGACTGGACTGATTACGTTATGATACAGCGTCTACCTAATGAACCGCCTGAAGTTGTAATAGAAGAAGAAGTAGACCCTGATTTACCGTTTTGAACGATATAATACATTACATAAGGCATATTATAGGTATATGCGGAGAAAATACGCACCCTAGTATATTATTTACTGGTGGGTTATTGTTTACCTTTATAACATTTTACTACAATAAAATTATTAACCTATTCAAAGACTGGTTTAATGGCTTGGGGTAAAATAAAAATAAGTAAACAGGATCGTTTATTTTCTAAGTATATAAGAGAGCGTGATAACTGGACTTGTCAAGCGTGTAACAAGACTTTCGAGAGGAATACAGGGTTATTAGATAATTCGCATTTTATGGGTCGAAGGTTCTATGCTACACGCTTTGACGAGGACAACTGCGAAGCATTGTGTAAAAGCTGTCATTTAAAAATAGGAGAAGACCCTGTTAAGCATTGCGAAAGAATAAAGAAAAAGTTAGGCACTAGACGATTTAATAAGTTAAGATTCAAGGCTAAAAACAATCTTTTAAAAGCTAATCAGTTTGAAAACGAAGAAGCATACCAGGAGATAAAGTTAAAATATAAGAAATTATTGGAGAGTAAAAATTATGGCTAGAAAACGCATGATCAGCCCTGAGTTTTGGACTGATGAAAAAGTAATAGAATTAAAACCATTATGTAGATTATTATTTATTAATTGTTGGAATTTTGCAGACGATGAAGGCATACTAAAAAATAACGCTAAACAGATGAAAGCTCACGCTTTTCCTGCGGATGACATTAGTATAGACGAAGTGGAAGAAATGAAAGATCAGTTAATAGATGTAGGATTTTTAGTACTAGGTAATAATAAAGAATTATTAAAGATAAGAAACTGGCATAGTTGGCAGTCTATACAGAAAAAACAACCTAGTAGGTACACTTTTAAAGCAGATGACAATACTACTACTGTAGCGTTACAAGACAATGACAGCCTAATAGAAAAGAATAGAATAGAAAAGAAAGAAAAAGAAATAGAGCCTTCTTTATATATTTCTATATGGAAAATAATTTATAATAGATTCGGTTTACAAGAAATGGCTTATCAGGCGTATACTGGATTAATTAAAGATGCGATCAGTAGACATGGTTACGAAAACGTTATTACCTATTGCAAACGATTTTTAAAAGACAAAGATTCAGAAATAAAAAATATTAAATATTTTCTAGAAAGCGGAATAGATGGGTATACTACACAAGTTAAGGGAGAAGGGGCTAAGATTAGTGAGCTAACGTGCTATGACTGTGAAAATACCTGGACTAGAAAAATAAACAACATACACGAAGAAAAATGTCCTAAATGTAAAGAACATACTGTTATGACATTGAAGGAGTTTGAGATTGAAAAAGGATATAAGCCTGGAACCTATTTACACAGATTTTCAGAAGAAAGCCAGTAAGATACTTTATGATATGCACGGTAACGGTTGGTGGGTGTTAGATATTCATACAATAAATGCTTTAGATTATGAGCGTAAACTTGGAAGACCTAAAAAAATTGTTAAGGCTAAAATATAACTATGATTTTAAATAGAAGTAAAAATTGCGAGGTTAGCATTACTTGTATTTTAGAAAATAGGAATAATTTGTTATTTCACACTAACTTAAACTTTTTAGCCTTAACATGAAAAGCAGTCCTAAAATAATAGAACTGATCCAGGAAAGATTAAATATAGGCAAAACAGAGTATAAAAAAGAGTTGCCGATAAATGATGGTAGAGACTGGCTAGAAGAAGCATTATTAGAATTATTAGACGCTATTGTATATTTAGCTAATAAAATATTATTAATCAGGGAGAATAAGAAATTTTTGAGAAATGTAAATTCAAAACTGGAATATGTCCTTTTGCAGGAACTGATAGACAAGGTAGAAAAAGATGCGGAATTGCCACAAAAGAAAACATAATAGATTTAATGCTTAAATGCCCACATAAAAAATTTGGGGCTAAGAACAAAAGAGCTACTAAGTAGTTAATTATACTTTTGTTAATGTCATCCTTAGCCCCATAATCCCCTTTTTATTTGTAATGGCATATATACTCAAGGAATCGGCTGAAATAGCCAAATTAGCCCGATTAAAGCTTAAATACTTACTAATTGGTATAAGAGCTAGAAGTATATTTACAGACCAACAATATATAGTATTTTACTTAAAAAATGTAAAACACCTAAAATACAACGTAATTGCTGATATTATGGGAGTTAAGCCAAGTACCATACGTTGGCATTATATGAACTGTTTAAAGAAAATTAGAGAATTATAACAGTTTAGACCAACATTATTAACATTTTATAAGAGGTATGGATAAATTTAAACCAATGATCGCAGAAGTCGCTAAAGAACGATTATCATTAATTATCAATACCTTAACACCTAGTCAATATACAAGCGAGTTACGGAAGGACTTGGAGCAAGATTTGTGGCTAGAATTGTATATAGTACTAACTTTAAAACCTGATGACGATTTACAACTGACAGAAACAATAATAAAAAAACATTTGTCAGTAGTAGATTTAAGGTCGACGCCTGATGCTAAGATAGTTTATTTAGGCGAAAGAATAGAACAACTAAACTAGAAGGGAAATATGTTTAGTAACCGTTTAAAAATCGGTATATATCGGTAGTTTGCTATGGATCGGGACAGCAACGGTAGATTTTCTAAGGGTAATACGCTAGGCGGTCAGTCGCCAGGCAGACCTAAAAAAAATCTATCTATACCTGACATTTTGCGTAAAATAGGCGATGAACCTATAATAGAAGACAGCGAGGAGACACGGCTAGAGAGAATTATGAAGGTAGTTATGGATCAGGCAGAGCAAGGGGTACCCTGGGCGGTACAATTTATTGCAGATAGAACAGAAGGAAAGCCTACCCAGTCTATGAGCATAGAAACGCATGAGCCATTACAACTAATAAAAACGGGGATAGCAGAATTTGATGATCAATGATTATTACGCCTATAATGGAAAAAATATTCCTGGAAAGCATCAAGACAAAACATATAGTAGTAGTTGCAGGTCGAAGGTTTGGAAAGTCAACACTATCTCTAGCGTGGTTACTAGGTGGCAATATAAAACCAGGGGATCGCAGATGGATAGTCTACCCTACCTACAGAATGGGCAAAAGCGTAGGTTTACCTATACTAAAGAAAATGTTAACACCATCAAATAAAGTTAAATGGAATGAGACTGAATTGAGTTGTACAGTTAACGGAGCAGAGATAGCTATAAAAGGGGCAGAAGACCCTAGTAAATTAAGGGGTGTAAGCCTTAATAAAGTTGTACTAGATGAATATAGCTATATGAAGCCTGGAGTATGGGAGGAAGTTATTTACCCCACTTTAACTACAGAAAAAAATAGTAGGGCTATGTTTATTGGTACACCAAACGGCTTTCATAATGGTTTTTATGATTTATATTTAAAAGGTCAGCCAGGAGGTGAGCCTGACTGGAAGTCTTGGCAGTTTACTACAGAACAAGGGGGCTTCGTACCTAAAGAAGAACTAGAAAGAGCTAAAAGAAATATGGACGAAAGAACATATAGACAAGAGTTTTTATCTAGTTTTGAAAGTGCTACTAATAGAGTAGCTTATAATTTTAGTAGACAAGACCATATAAAAGAAGCACCTGAAGCACTAGATGTATATGAAGCAGGTATGGATTTTAACGTATCTAAAATGGTTGTATGCCTTTTTTATAGGTACTCAGACGGTCAAACTGTGCATTATTTCGACGAAGTAGTACTAAGAGATAGTAATACAGAGGAGATGGCTATAACATTAAAAAAACGTTTTCCTAATCTAAAAAATATATATTGCGATAGTAGCGGTAAGAACAGATCGACAACTTCTAATAAAAGTGATTTTACGTTACTTAGGGAATATGGTTTTAATCCTATAGCTAAAAAAGCTAACCCGCCAGTTAAAGAGCGTATAATGGCATTAAATAGAAAGCTAAAGGATGCAAAAGGTAATATAACTATGACAGTATCGGCTAAATGTCAAGAATTGATAAAAGACCTGGAGCAATGTCAAAGAGATAGTAAAACAGGAGGAATAGATAAGCGAGATATGGAGAGGTCACACGCTGTAGACGCCTGTTCATATCCATTAGCTTTTCTGTTTCCCTATAGCGTAAATAAGGTGTATTCGGTACAATGGTAATAAAAGATTTAACTAAAGAAGCTGTACAACGCAGTATAAGAGCTACGTTAGACGATGTAGAAAACAGACGTACTAGAGAAAGATACGATAACCTAAACTATTACGAGGGTATGGTATCTAATATGGAGCAGGATATTATGCAATATTTTGACTCAGATTCGTTAAGACAAACACCGCCAGTAATAGAGGGTATTACATCAAAGATTATAGATAGTAGATGCAAAGTGCATTTATACCCTATAGAGCGTCAAGCAGATGATCGTTATAATGACTATATACAAGACTTAGATTCAGCTTTGCTACAATTAGAAAGGCTAACCTATTTGTTAGGCACTATGGCTATGAAGTGTTACTGGGACGAAAATAAACAAAAAGTTAATTATCAGCCATTAGTAGAGTTTTACCCTATATTTTTAGATGGAAAAGAAGACCCTGTAGCCTGTATGTACCCATTATACAATCATTCAACTAAAAGCACAGATCAGGTCTTTGCTTTTTGGAGCGATGAAGACCACTATCTTATAAGTGGAGATGGAAAAATATTTTATACAGAAGAAAACCCTGAAGGGCTTAACCCATACGGTAAAAAACCTATATTTTATTCACATACCAAGCCACTAACTACAGATTGGTTTCGAGAAGGTGCGTCAGATATTGTAAATATGAACAGAACTATGAATATAATGCTTACAGAAATGTCGTTAGCTATGCGATTACAGATGCTAGGACAGCCTGTTATATCAGGTGTAGACTTATATGATAGCTCAAAACTTCGTTTAGGAGCAGACAAGCCAATAGTAATAAGTGAAGGAGATTTCAAATTTGAGGCACCAGGTGGCAATTTAGGGCAATATATAGAAGCTATGCGTTTTTTAGTTGACTCTACAGCTTATAATCACTCATTGAAAACAAAATGGAGCGTAGGTAGAGAAGCTTTTGTATCAGGAGAGTCGCTAAAAATGGCAGAAATGGAGCTAACACAGTCTGTTATGCTAGATGCTCAGATGATATGGAAGCCCTTAGAGTATAAAAGATATGAAATAGAAAGAGCTATTATAGAGTATGAAGCAGGGGTTACGCTTGATGAAGAATTA